GTTAATGAGAGAATCCATACGTGGCAGATGAGAACGGCACTGGGGGAAGACCCGGGATTAACTTCGGGAAGTCTGTTCTGTTCTTTGGCCTTAAATTTTGGATCGGGGTCGTTATCTCCGGCGCAGTCATCGTTTGGGCCGTATCCACCAGCGAAAAGCCCGAAGCGGGTTTTCAAACCGGAGCGCTGGTGGTTGTCGGCGGAATCATCGGCATCTTGTTTGCGCCTTCCCCAAAACCGGCCGATCACGGCCTAACTGCCAGTACATCTGTCGAACGAATGATGGACATGGCTAATGAATTGTCGGCGGTCCAAATTTCGGTCACCGACGTGATAACGGAAGTGGAAGACCCCATCGTGAAGATGCGCCTCGTTGCCGCTCAAGACAAGCTCGTCCAGCAAGAGGAACGCCTTCAAAGAAACGTAGCCGACTGGGACGTAGTTTCCCCAGGGGTCGTCTCCGTCGTTCGTGAGCGACTGGACGTAGGCAAGATCAGATTCAAGGAGCTTATGGAAAGGGGCCAAGATGAGTGATGAGCCGCTAGTTACGGGCAAGGTTGCCGAGATCGTCAGCGATCGCGAAGTGATCCTTAACAAGGGGTCTAAAGACGGGGTTACGAAGGGGATGTATTTCTCCATACTCGACCCGGCGGGCATCGGGATTAGGGACCCTGATACCGGCGAAGAGCTGGGCGGTATAAAGCGGGTAAAGATCTCTGTAGTAGCCGTGCAAGTCGCGGACAGGATTACCCTGGCTTCAACTTTTAGAACCAGAACGGTGAATGTTGGCGGCAATGCCCGAACGGGGCTGGAGAGCATTACAAACGCGCTGGCGGCCCCTAAATATGTCGAGCGGATTGAACGCCTACGTCTGGATGAAAATGTGTCGAGGCCACTTGGTGAAAGTGAGAGTGTAGTAGCCAAGGGTGACCCATTCGAGAGTACAGATCAGGCAAGCGCGGAGAGCCTCCCTTCCGTGACTGTGTGGGAGTAACGACGGTGTAGATGCCTCTATCAGGCTTGGTGTCTGATAGAGGCATCTAGGGCGCTCAGACCGTTAGACTCTGCTGCCTACGCGAAACAGCATGTGCCGTGGCCTCCGGGCTGCCGGCCTCCACGATGCTCCAGTTGTTGGTGACGGTTGGCCCGGCGTTTGAATCGCCATAAGGGCGAGGCGCCATAGCAACAGGTGCCGGCCTGAACTGCTGCCCACTATTGACCGCATGCAACAGGCCAAGGTTCCTGGCCGTCGCCTGAGCGTTCACCACGAACTCACCCGGCGTGAGCATCGCCGGAACCGTGTCAGTACCACGCGGCTGCATATCAAACAACCGAGGACGACCACCACCGGCAAGGTAATTCACCCTGCCCCCATTCGCATGCATCGCCGGGTCCAGCGCAACCATCGACGGGTCATCCCGGTACTCGGAAGTCTTAACCGTCTTCTCGATAGTCTCAATCAGCATCGACACCCGGCGACCATCAAGACTGTCAGCCTTGACCTTGATCCCGTCCAACGTCGCAGAAGCGTGGTCATTCACCCACGTATCAATCGGGATTTCCTTCGGGATACCCAACGCCTTACGCGCCATCGTGTCCGCGGCGTCACCCGTGATACCAAGCTGACCAGCAGCCCGCACCAGATCGTCATAGCTCGTGCGCAACGAAGACTGCAAAGAAGCCTGAGCCGCCGTGGAACCCTGAGTAGCGTACGTCTCCGAAGCGGTAGCCTCAGCAGAAGCGATAGCCGCCGAAGCGATCGCGTTGTAAGCGCCCTGGTTCGCCCGGCCCTGCTCAGTGTTGATGTCCAGCGACTTGCCGTTCTTCGTCACGGATTCAGTCATCGCATCAATGGCGGCCTGGTACTGGATCGCAGCACCAGAAGCCGACAGCGAGAGCAGGCCAGCGTTGAAGAGAGACTGAGCGAACGCGGCAATGTCCGTCACTGCACCCTCAGCGCTAAGACCAACTTCCTCCAGCGCATCAGCCATCGCCTCAGTGATCGGAGTAGTCTCACCAGCAGCGTTCTTAAACGTCTGAGTAGCGCCACACGCCGCAGCCATCGAATCCGGCACCTTACCAAGCGCAAAATCCAACAGGTCTTGCCCTTCGAGAGTTACGCCGGATTGGTTAGCGAGTCCTAGCAGAGCTTCCTTGTAACCCGGCACCGATTCGAGCGCTTCCTTCGCGCCCTTCCCGTTCTTCTCGAACTCCTCGGTAAGCCTGCGGAAAGAAACAGCCGCCGTGTCAGCAGCGCCGTTCTTCGCGAGCGCCCCCATCTGATCGCCCAGGTCTTTGATGCGGTCCGTGATCTGACCCATAGCCGAACCGCCCCCAAGGCCGCTGAACAGATCACCAGCACCCGTATTGATGTCATCCCACATGTCCTTGTTTGCCAGCCGACGGACAGCATCAGACAGGTTGTTCACATCGGTTGGCGCGCCCTTGAGGATTGACGAATCCCAGTTCTGAAACAGGGAGTCCAACCCGTCACCACTGCCCGCAGCCTTCTGAAGCTTGAGAATGGCCTGCGTGATCGCCTCAACCTTGGGTTCCGTATCGTGTTTGCCAAAAGCAGCATTCGCCACGGTCAGAGCCACCATTCCAACAGCAGCGATGCCCGCGGCCTTACCCACAGCACCAAGGGCCGAGGCGGTCCGCGGCGAAGCGGCGGCAAGATCCTGCATGGAAGTGCGGAACTCCATGACCCTCGGAAGCACGGTCATGAGACCGCCACCCAGCAGAGCGACACCACCAGCGATGCCGGCGATACCAACGCCGGCATTCATCACCGGAGTAGGAATACTGCCGATGGCATCCACCAAGTCTTCAGCGCCCTGCACAAGCCCACGCAGAGCCTCAGCAGCTCCGCCACCGCCCTTAATCAGCACGGAATCAATCGAGCCGCCCAGCTTTTCCAGATCGCCGGCTAATGAATCTTGTTTGATGGCGGCTGTCACGGCGGCATAGCCCGCATCATTCACGGCGTCTTCCCACTTCTGAACCCCCGAAGCGCCCTGTTCATACAGGACCGCAGCAGCGCGAACAGCATCCGAGCCGAAGATGGTTTCCATGGTCGCGTTGCGCTGCTCGTCCGTCAGCCCAGACAGCGCGCCCTGCAAGACATCTGCATACTCAGAAAGGCCGATGAAGCGCCCCTCGGAGTCGTACGCGCTGATACCGAGTTCCTGCATGGCCTTGGCGGCTTCCTTGGAATTAGGAGTCATCGCCGCGAGCATGGTCTTGAAGCTTGTGCCGGCGTCGGAACCGGTTAGTCCGGCGGAAGCGAAGGCAGCTAGACCGCCAGTTGTTTCCTCGATGGAGAGCCCCGTCTGGGCAGCAACAAGGCCCACCTGGTTGAGCGCGGCGCCCATGTCCGCTACGGAGCCCTGCGCCTTGCCAGCGCCCGCCGCAAGTAGATCGGCTAGGTGCGGGATGTCCTGGCCCTGGAGTCCGAACTGCGTGAGCGCCGAAGCGGCCAGCTCGGCAGCTTCCGCGACTCCGATAGAGCCGGCAGCCGCGAGCGACAAAGCACCTGACAGGCCCCCGCCCAAGATGTCCTTCGTGGACACGCCAGCCTTGGCAAGTTCGTCAATGCCTTGCGCTGCTTCTTTAGCTGAGAAAGCAGTGTCGGCGCCCGCGTCAATGGCCGCTTCCCGAAGGAGATCCATGTTCGCCGCCGACTCGTGAGTGCTCGCTTTCACCTCAGCCATAGCCGAGTCAAACTCCATCGCACCCTTGACGGCGAGGCCGACGCCAGCGAGTAACGCGCCGCCCATGACCATGCTGGCTTTGCCGACTCGGTCCAACTGCTGCTCATTCTCCTGAGCGAATTTAGCGACCCTGTCAGCGGTTTCATCCGCCGCTCTGGCCGCGGTTTTGAGGCCGGCGGTGAAGCTGGAAACCTTCGCCTCAAGTGCTATAGAGATACTTCGATCAGCGATGCTGATCACCCCTTCCATTACAAAGCGCAATAACCAGCGGCAAGGTCTGCCGCTGGTTTTGGTTACAAAAAAGCCCGCTCAATGGCGGGCTAACGGGTACTGCTTATTCAGTTATGAGTTGTGTTCGCCGAAGTCCTTTGGGCGGAATGTGCCGTCTTGGATAGCGGCCCACACGTCCGGGCCCTCACCCCAGCCATAGACGACTCCAGCGACGTTCACGCGGTAACAGATGCCGCCCTTGAACCAACCACGGGCGTCACCGCGAGGCGTCTGGATGCTCTGCTGAGTGACCCTGCGAGGATCCACCTCAACAGGCACTACAGGGGCTACCGCAGCACGCCTCGCAAGGCGCCTACGACTCATGGCGGATCACCCACCCAAGAGCCAGCATGCCGGCAGGGGTAAGCCCTAGCTGCCCGCCTAGGTGCCTCATTTCCTGCGCCTGCCAAGCACTAGCCGAACCCTCGTAAACGGCCCTTGCATGGCACACATAGGCAGCTACAGCGGGTATAAAACTGTCATCCCACTCATTCGCTTGCGGACTTTTCCAGAGATTTCGCCACAATTTCTTGTCTTCCGGGGACCAATTCCCCGACTTCGGGAGCTGCGGAATTGGGAACGGGCAACCATCGGCTGGCAGTTCAATAAGCCCAGATCGCGCGCCAGGACTGCGGTGCCGCGAATTCGGCTTTGTAGGGTTTGCTTTTGGGCCAGGCAATACCGGGCATCCTTTCTGTTGGGTCTATCTGCTTGCAAAACCACCGGCAGCCCTCACCGGCGGTCTGGGCGGGGTTGGG